ATAATATTCTTTCTTATAAATTTTATCACACGACATACACCAAGAAAAATATCCATCTTTAGATGTTTTTCTAACATTAAACTCACAAACCTCTTTTTCTTCTTGACATTTACTACATATCTTTTTTTCCATAATACTCTTTTAATAATTTATTAAGTAATGTTGATTTTTTAACTTTTTCTTTAACCATTCGTTCAAATAAATCACGGTCTAAACTTATTCCAAATTTAACCTTTCTGTCTTCTTCTAATTTTGTTGGTCTTGCCATATTATATAAATATCTCGTTTATTGTTAAAGTTTCACCATAACTAATAATAAATAAAAAATATTTTCCTTTTATCAAGTATTTATAATAAAAACTTTAAATGGAATTCTTTATCAAAAAAAACTCTACATTACCTGTTATTAAGCTTCAGGTTGTTAAAGACGGTCGTAGTACTTATAATCAGTTTATGGAATTGTTAGAAACTTCTACCATATTCTTTTCTATGGTTAATTCTGAGACAGGTATTCCAAAAATAACCTCAAGACCGGCTGGTTTTGTTGAAAAAATATTTGACGAACCCAACGCTGAACCCGAATACTATATTTACTATCAATTCACAAACACCGATACTAACACTGTTGGTAAGTTTGAAGGACAATTTTTGGTTAAAACTGATGACGGTAATTTAATTTTACCTATAAGAGAAAAATTATTTATTTATATTCAAGATTCATTTATTGCCGATAATTTAACATATACAAATTGTTATACTTCCGAATATCCTTGTTGTATTGACCCCTCATTTCCAACACCAACTCCTACACCGACTGTCACTAAAACAGTTACACCTACACCAACTGTTACTAAAACAGTTACACCTACACCAACTGTTACTAAGACAATTACACCTACACCAACTGTCACTACAACAATTACTCCCACACCAACTAGACCATAATTGACTTATTAAAAAATATCCAATATATTTATAGAAACAAGACAAATCTGATTTATATCGGAGCCAATATGTCACTCTAAAAAAATATATTATGGTAACACAAGAAGAAATTAAGGCATTCCTTGAAGGGAATGACCCCGAAGAGCACATAGTTGCTATCGAGTATGATTACGTAACTGACGCAATCTACAAAATCAAAGAAATCCCGGGTCAGGGAAAAATAATCAAAAAAGACACATTTACGGCATTTGCTTGGGTTGGAGACCTTAGAGATTTAAATTTTTATTCAAAATCTAAAGACCAACAAAGAACAGCAATGAAAAAACACGGTATTGTTATTGATAAATTACGTACCACAAATGAAGATGGAACCCCCAATGAAAGGTTAGAGAAGGGTCTCAAGTTCATGGTTAAATCAATGAATGGTTACCGTTCACTCATCCAATTCTTTAAAGAGGGTGGTGTCGACCCGTGGGGTGAAAAAACAAGAGGTAAATTAACGGTACTTCCACCGGTAGAACAATTTTTAATTTCAAGAGAGAAAAGGTTATTTAAGGGGTTTGATGAGTATAATGACATTACTCGACTCGGATTTGACTTGGAGACGACCGCTTTGGAACCAAAGGATGGTCGTATATTTATGATTGGAATTAAAACCAATAAAGGATACCAAAAAGTTATTGAGTGTGCTGATGAAGACCAAGAACGAAGAGGTTTGGTTGAGTTCTTCAATATTATCGATGAACTTAAACCATCAATCATCGGTGGTTACAATTCAGCAAACTTTGACTGGTTTTGGATATTTGAGAGATGTAAATCTCTTAACTTAGATATCAAAAAGATTGCTAAATCACTAAACCCGGCAAGACCTATCTCCCAAAAGGATGGTATGTTAAAACTTGCTAATGAGGTTGAGAAATATAACCAAGTTGGTCTTTGGGGTTATAATATTATTGATATTATCCACTCAGTTCGTAGAACACAAACAATCAACTCAAATATAAAATCAGCTGGATTAAAATACATCACACAGTTTATTAAAGCTGAGGCACCCGACCGAGTTTATATTGACCACTTAGAGATTGGGCCGATGTATGCCAAAAAAGAGGAATATTGGTTAAATGTTGAGAATGGGAAATATAAGAAAGCTGACAATCCCTCGTTTGATAATTTAGATACGAGATTCCCGGGAAAATACCTAAAGGTTACAGGTGATAATATTGTGGAGAGATATCTTGACGACGATTTAGAGGAAACGTTGACAGTAGATGAAGAATTCAATCAAGGAACCTTTCTATTAGCGTCAATGGTACCGACAACATACGAGAGAGTTTCTACAATGGGAACCGCTACATTATGGAGAATGATTATGTTGGCTTGGTCGTTTAAACACAATTTGGCTATTCCCCAAAAAGAAGATAAGACCGACTTCGTAGGAGGACTTTCTAGGTTACTTAAAGTGGGTTACTCAATCAATGTACTTAAACTTGATTACTCTTCCCTGTACCCATCTATTCAGTTGGTTCACGATGTATTCCCGGAGTGTGATGTTTTGGGTGGTATGAAAGGTATGTTAACTTATTTCCGTAACTCTCGTATTATGTATAAAAACTTGGCTTCCGAGTATAAGTCAATTGATTCTAAAAAATCATTATCATATGACCGTAAACAGTTGCCAATTAAGATATTCATTAACTCATTATTTGGTGGGTTATCTGCACCACACGTATATGAGTGGGGGGAAATGAACAGTGGTGAAAAAATCACCTGTACCGGAAGACAATATCTTCGTCAGATGGTGAAATATTTTGTAAAGAGGGGGTATACACCTTTGGTACTCGATACTGATGGTGTGAACTTTAGCTTACCTGAAGAAGGTGTTGATGATAGAGTTTATATTGGAAAAGGATTAAATTGGTTAGTTAAAGAGGGTGAAGAATACAGAGGGTATTACGCCGATACCGCAGAGTATAACGACCTTTTTATGAAAAATGAGATGGGATTAGATTGTGATGGAACTTGGGATTCTTGTATTAATTTGAGTAGAAAGAATTACGCTACAATGGAATCTAACGGTAAGATTAAATTAACCGGAAACTCTATTAAATCTAAAAAATTACCACTATATATTGAGGTGTTTTTGGATAAAGGTGTTAGATTATTATTGGAAGGGAAGGGTCAAGAATTTATTGAGTGGTATTTTGAATACCACCAAAGAATATACGACCAGCAAATACCGTTAAAACAAATTGCTCAAAGAGCAAGAGTTAAATTATCTATTGATGATTATAAAAAACGATGTACTCAAAAAACAAAGGCGGGTTCGTTAATGTCGAGGATGGCTCATCTTGAATTGGCAATTAAACATAATTTAAAAGTATCATTAGGTGATGTCATTAGTTACGTAAATAATGGTCTTAAATCATCACACGGTGATGTTCAAAAGGTAACAAAAAACAATTATACCAAAAAAGAATTAGATGTTTATAAATTAGAACACGGAAAAGAACCGGAAAATAAAACAACCTCAACAATACAACTTAATTGTTATATGTTAGACCAAACCGAAATTGAGAATAATCCCGATTTAACAGGGGAATATAATGTTGCAAGAGCTATCTCAACATTTAATAAGAAGGTTGAACCATTATTGATTGTTTTTAATAAAGAGTTGAGAGAAAGTTTATTAATTAGTAATCCGGAAGAAAGAGGGTTTTTCACTAAAACACAATGTGAATTAATTGGGGGAATCCCAAATAAAGAAGGTGACCAAGACACTATTGAGGATTTATTAACGATAACAGATTTAGAAGTGAACTTTTGGAATAAGGTTGGTGTTAGTTCTGACTATATTTATGAATTAGCGGAACCGGGATGGGAAGAACATATTAATTAAAACAGAAAAGGTGTCAAACGACACCTTTTTTTTATTCTAATTTTAAACCATCGGAACTAATAATGTACCAGTTACCATCAATCCTAAAGAACTCAACACAAGCACCTTTATCAATAAGTATTTCATCATATTGTTCATCAATTTGACCCATCATTGGTAAAATTAATACTTTTGTTAAAGTTTTAATTACAATATGTTCTGTTGTATTTTGGTCTAATAATACTCTACAGTTATCAACATCTTTAACTAAAATAAATTCCTCACCATTAGTTCTATGTTCCGGAACACTTATTGTTTTAATTGCTGGTTTGTTTGGTAAATCGGACATTGACCCGAATAATTTATTACCAATTTTTGTTCTTGTTATAAAAGTCATATAAATTAAATTACGTATATTTGTCGTGGCATTGCTCTAAACTTCAAACTAGTATTAAGGTCAGTGGCGATTTTAGCTTCTCTTTCCATAACTTTGTCAGGTTTAAGTCTTGTTAACCTACCTTCAACACCAATTAATTCCTCAATTAATTTTGTCTTTTCATCCTTAGCTTCAGTAGCTAAGGATTGATAGTCCATAATTAATTCACTATCGGGTGTCTTGATATTACCACTAAATTTACCACGAACTCTAGCTAAAGTTTCTTTAACATATGCGGTAAACCAACGACGAACCCACACTTGTGCGGGATTATTTAAATCAATCCAATCAATACCTTCCAAAGGTACATCTGACGGTAATTTAATAATTTCCGGATTTGATTTTAAACATTTATCTCTATCAGCTGGACCCACATCATAAAACCAATACCACACACGACCCCTCTTTATGGTTGCATTTCCGAAGTCAAACTTACCCCCCGGTACTTGCATTAAATGTAACGCCTTTTTACCTTCAGGTAAAGCGGTAATTTTATAGGTTAAATCTCCAGCTATTATTCTTCTTTGGATATTATTCTCTTGTAGTCGTAATAACATATCAAAAGCGGGCATCATAAACATGGAACCCGACATACCCATTTGTGAGAAACCACCGGGACCACCTAATCCGGCAGCACCTAAGGAACCGAACGACCAAGGGTCTAATAATATACTATTAAGTTCGGCCGGTGTATACCACATTACCTCATTAATTTCTCTGTTGGCAGGAATTTCATAAATTTGTTGATTAGGGACTAACTCAACAAAATCTTTTTTAAGTTCCCAATCACCACCTGTTTGTAACCCAACAATTTTGGAATAAGCGTAGGTGTATCGAGTTTCATAATCTAAACTTTTAGTTATGAATGCTCGGGATAGGGATTGTGTATCTAAGTTTAGGTTAGCTAATGAAGTCCATTGAGATTCAATTAACCAATCTTGAATGTATTGTGAATAGTCACTAATTGATAATTCCATTAAACTATCCATCATTTCATCTTCAATTTCAATTGAACGAAGTGGTGCACCCAATAAATGTTTGATTCTTGTGTAAAGTTGGGTTCTTTCCGGTTCTGCAATTCCAGCCATATAGATTTGTTTTTCTATATAAATATCAAGTAAGAGTATAAATTAAATTTTGTTTGTTAAAAACAAAATTACCATCAACAATTTTTGAGTTTTTATTGTCAAACACTAAAATTTCTTTATTGTTCTTTGAGAAGATTAACCAATCGGTATTATATTTTTTAACATTACCGGCACCCATAACAAATGTTGAATTTTCTTCACTAATTAAATGGGTAAATGGTTTAATTTGAGCTGTTACTTCAGACCCATTAATTGTTATGATTGTATCAATACCACCGACCATATCTTGAATACTACCAAGTTTTCCAATAGGTTTTACATTCTGTTCCCCAAATTGTTTTTTGAGTAAAACAATTGTGTTGTCTTCACGTTTTTGACCCATAGCGTGTGTTTGACCCAATACCGACATTATGGTTTGAAATGTTGAGGAATTTGTATTGAAGATTCTATCTTTATAATCGTAGATAAACCGATTTAATCTATGAACCTGTGTTATTTGGTTTTGGGTTGTTTGATAATTAAAGACAACTATTGGATGTTGCATTGATGAAAGGACTTTATTAATGTCTCTTAACAATACACAAAAAGCGTTATAGTTTGTGTTTAATTTGTTGATTACCGAACGACCTGTCATCTCAAAATCATAGATACCATATGACTCACCGGGGGAGTACTCATCTTTATTTTTGTGGTATTCATGGAATACCTCTTTAAGAACTTTGTTGATATTATTTTTGAAGAGATTTTTAACCGTTGGGTTGTTGTTAAATAACAACCTACATTCTTCTACTTCCTTAGGAGTACATTTTAAAACTTTTTCACTCGGTATTTCAAGTATCATAATTTTTTTTAATTTAGGGGACAAAAATACGAAAATATATTAAACAACCAAATTTTTGTTAAATATTATTTATTTTATTCATAATGTTTGCAATAAAATCACCTTTCTCATCTAAATCATCTCCCATTACGGTATTAATGTTTTGTTTCTTTTGATTTACCATATCATAAATAATTGCTTCAATACTGTTATCAAAAATAGGGTAATAAACGGATACCGAGTTTTTTTGTCCGTATCTATACGCTCGGTCTTCCGCTTGTGCTAAATCACCCGGAACAAATGATAGGTCATTCATAATAACTGCCTCAGCTGCGGTTAGTGTGATACCTACTCCGGCTGCCTTTAAGTTTCCAACAAACACTTTAATCTTTTCATTATCCTGAAATTGGTCAACAGCGTATTGTCTTTGAGGTTTTGATGTTGAACCGTCCAATCTCACAGCTTGTTTCCCAAAATGGTCGGCAATTTTATTTAATGTTTCAGTAAAGTTAGTAAAGATAATAACCTTTTTGTCTTGTTCCAAAATATTTTCAGCTAATTCTATAGTATCTTTAATTTTTTCTTCGGCAATCACTTGACGAACCTTCATTAACTTACTGAACTGAACCGTTAAAGACGTTGATTCATCGGGGTTTTTATTATACCAATCGTAGTATTCACCCATCAATCCTTCATAAAGTTTTGACTTTAATCTTAGATAAACCGGTGTAATAATTTTCTCAGGTAAATCTAAAACGTCTGTCTTTAATCTACGTAAAACTTGTCTTGATGTTCGGTCTCGTAACTCTTCCAAGTTTGATGCCCCGGTTACGTTCCATATTTTACGAGTTCCCGCAGTAAATTGATAACCCTGACAATACCTAATAGCGTAAGCCATCCAATTTTGTGAAACCGGACTCTCAATAATAGATAATAGGTTAAAATAATTCATAGGACGATTAGTCATTGGTGTTCCTGTTAATAACCAAACTCTTTCACATTTTTTAACAAAACTATTTACCAATTTTGTTCTTGCTGCTTGTCCATTACTCACATAATGTGCCTCGTCTAAAATAATTAAATCAAAATTTCCTTGTGTGATTAGAGAGTTTTCTTTATCTTTGAGGTCATAAAAGTTTTTAAGAATATCGTAATTAACAATCACAAAATCGTGTTCTATTGAGAAATTCTTACCTTCGGAGATATAAACACTTCTATCAGTATAGTTTTCAATCTCTCTTTGCCAGTTAATCTTTAAGGATGCCGGACAAACAATTAATATTTTCTTTGCACCCGTTTCTAACGCAGCAATAATGGTTGCGGTGGTCTTACCTAATCCCATATCATCAGCAAGAATAAATCTTTTGGAACCGGCCAATTTTTCAATCGCTTCTTTTTGATGGTCTAACGGTGGTCGGTGTGAATATTTTTCGTAATCAACTTTGATGTCTTTGATTGTATGTGTTTTAATCAAAGCACCTTTTGGTAACCAAAATTCGTGGATGGTCTCACCCTCTAAAATTTTACCCCAAACGTGGTAAGATTTTTCTTTCTCAACCAACAATTTTTCAACCCACACCTGCTCGGGAATTTTAATCAATAATTTTTCATCAGCAATTTTTTTGGCAAAGTAGGGGTCTAAATCAACCCATCTTTTACCCACCTTTGGTATAACTTCATAATAATTTATTATGTAATCACACTGAGCTCTTGTGGGAAAAAATCTTTTGTTGGTTTCTTTTTGGTATTTTAATTTTAGGATGTAGTTATTGGCACCCTGATAAGTTTCAAGGAGAGATATTGCACGTTGTTCTATTGTTAAATTAGAATTTTCAGATGTGTTGTTTTCCAATTTTATTATTTTAGTAGAAATATAACACATTTTATAATATTTATCAATATGAATGATAAACCAATGAACATTGACCGGGATAGAAAGTTAATTAGAAGGTATCTAAACATATCAAAACCTGCTGGTGTTTCTGATATTGAATTTATTTTAAAACCTACAGGTGATAAAAAAGAATATTATATGGAAATAGCTTATATAGTTCCTGATGGTAGTGAATTTTTACAACAAGATAGACCTATAAACCCTAGACAAGATTATGTAAATTACAGATATAATTGGAATTATCACATATCAAAGGATTTAAAAAATTATTTTGGATTAAAAGTAATCATTAATAATTCCTCAACAATAAACGAAAAATTTTATAATGGAAAATAAAGTACCAATAACAAGGATAGGTAAGTTTTTCGGAGCTGAAGATTTTAATTTAGAGTTGTCGTTTGGTCAAGAATGGTTACACGGTGATATGAACTTTACATTAGTTCTATACCGTGTTGATAGATATAAGACTAAGACGGACGATGTTTATGGTGAGACTGTATCTGATGGTATTAAATTTTTACCACCGGTGGAGTTTAAAGGATATGTTCAAATTATGGCACCTGAAAACAAGTATTTAGGTAATTCAAAAATTGACCAAATGGAACCGGGTAATATGAAAGTTTCTGTTTATCAAAGAGATTTGGAAGAATTGGATATTGATATTAGCTATGGTGATTACATTGGATACTATGAAACAGAAGATAAAGTAAGATATTACACGGTGAATAATGACGGAAGGGTAACCTCCGATAATAAACACACTTACGCTGGATTCAAACCATTTTACCGAACTATTATGGCATCTCCGGTTACTGATAACGAATTTAGAGGTTTATAATGAAAATATTAATAAATGAAAATAGAGTATTTGATTCAATATATAGGTATATTGATAATATGATTGACACTAACGATATTCATAGAACTTATGGTAGAGATGAAGATGAAGACGGTTATTATGGTGCTGAGATGGAAAATGAAAACTTTTTAATTTTTTATAAAGGGGATTGGGAAGGTGAGGATTTTAGTAACAATATTTTTTATTATTTTACAGAAGATTATTATGATGAAGAATCATCAAGTAAACCATTTAAAGATTCGGCACCTACTTTAGATGTTTTAGAAACTTACGGAAAAGAGTTAGACACGATGTTTGGCAAACATTGGAGGGGGCCTATGAAAAAGTGGTTTGAAGATAATTTTAAATTACCGGTTAAAACAATCAATACTTGGTATTAATACAAATATAATAATTTAAAAAATAATAACATGGGGTTACCAAGTAAAATAAAGAAAAATATACCATTAACGGAATCCAAAACACTTTTACCAAGAAGACAAGAACTTTTGGATAAAATTAATAAAGACGGAACTTACCTTCCAAAATCTTTATTGCACGCCGATTTAGATGGTGGTATGTTAGATTTTGTTAAAAACAAATTAAAAACGGTTGTTGAGGGTAAGACAATCCCCACGGTTGATATTATGGTTACAACACAAAATTGGACTCAGTTTACAGAAACTTGGAATTTTCAAAACATTGATAAGAATGCTGAACCCCCGTTTATAACAACAATTAGAACACCCGAAGTTAAGTTTGGGACAAACCCATCTTTATTATATAACATACCTAATAGAAGACAATATTTCTATGCTCAAGTACCGACTTGGGATGGTGAGAGAAACGGTATGGACATTTATACAATACCTCAACCGGTTCCGGTTGATATAACTTATACTGTTAAAATTATTTGTAACAGAATGAGAGAGTTAAACAAACTTAATCAAGTTATATTAGAAAAATTTGCCTCAAGACAATCTTACGCTGTAATTAAAGGACACTATATTCCGATTGTTATGGGTACAATAACTGATGAATCTGTTTTGGATGTTGAGAAAAGAAAATATTATATTCAATCGTATGAATTTACAATGTTAGGGTTTTTAATTGATGAGGATGAGTTTGAAGTATCACCAGCAATTACAAGAGTGTTACAAGTTGTTGAATTTGATAAAACAACCACAAAACGTGGAAAACGAAAAAAAGATGAAAAGGGTGTTGGTAGTCAAGCGTTATTTATTATTGGTAATACAACACTAACACAATTATTTAACTATGTTGTAGATATAAAAATTGGAACAACAATAAATATTGACTCATTTGATGTGTATATTAATGATGACTATTACGGTAGTGATATAGAGTTAATACAAATTAACTCAGGAGATACGTTAAGATTGGATATTGTTAAAACTAATAACCTATTAGAATCAACAATTCAGTTCATTGACAACATATTTTAATCCTCACCGTAAATATCTTTTTTAGTTTTACACTTCTCAATAATTAACCGTTCCAAGAAACGATACATCTTTATTCCCCTCTTTTCACAGTAGGTTTTAAGTATCTCGTGGGTCTCCACCGATATCTTTAAATTTTTAATCTTTTTTACATCATTATCCATAGGTAGAAAAAAGGTAGAAAATAAACTACCTAAAATATAAATAGTATGGTTAAAGTAAAGCATTTTGGTTTTTTTTGTAATATTTATCAATAAAATAAATTTATAAACAAGACAAACTAATGGCAACAAACAGCAAAGTATTCGTATCCCCCGGGGTATATACTTCCGAAGTTGATTTAAGTTTCGTAGCACAGAGTGTGGGAGTTACCACATTAGGTATCGTAGGTGAGACACAAAAAGGTCCAGCATTCGAACCAATCTTTATACGAAATTTTGATGAATTTACTAACTTCTTTGGGGGAACATCACCAGAAAAGTTTATTAATACACAAATACCGAAGTACGAAGCTTCGTATATCGCAAAATCTTATTTACAACAATCTAATCAGTTGTTTGTTACAAGAATTTTGGGATTGTCGGGATATGACGCGGGACCATCTTGGTCAATTAAAACAATAGCAAACGTGGATAAATCAACAGTTGGTTTCCAATGTTCAGCTACAACTTATGATGTTAATTCTTGTACAAATATATGTACGGGATATACAATAACCCCATTCACATTCACGTTCAGTGGGTGTAATAGTAATATTAACACGATTGCAACAACATCAACATTACCAACACTTATTTCATCAAAAATAAATGATACCTATGAATTATTTAACGGGTCAACATCAACATTATTAGATGATTTAAAAACACAATTATTTGGAATAATAACAACACCAAGTACGTCAGCAACGTCAATTAATTACTATGGTACTATTTCAGGTTCTAATTACAACTCTTTAAGTGCTTATACATCACAAAATAATGTTTTTGGTGTCGATAGTGTTACATCAACCAATGCTGATTATACCGACGCAAATAATGACCCTTGGTATTATTCATTATTTGATAACAATAATGGTGTTTATAGTGGTTTTTCATATTATAACGTTGTAAGTAATTTAAAACAAACATCAGTATCATCAAATTGTGCATCATTCTATTCATTATCTGTTAGTTCAGCAACTGTATCAAATACTGCAGGTAGTGTGAATTACAATACTAACACAATTGACGTTGTATTACCTGTGGGTTCAACAGGTTTATCAGCTTTAACGGTAACGTTTAGTGCTTGTACAACGGGTGTTACTGTTAGTGGTGTTACACAACAAAGTAGTGGGATGACACAAAACTTCTCAGCGGGGACAAAAGCTTACGTTTTAACATCCCAAGACGGTACTAATATTCGAAATTGGACGGTTAACGTATCAATAATTAACCCTTGTATTTCATCAACAAGTGGTAATACGGGGTCAAATAGTTTAGGAACAATAACAACGTGTTATAGTGGAACTGTTAGTGGTAAAATTTATGTTTACTCTGGAGTATCATATACTGACTTTGATGATATGGTTATAGCAACACTTCGTTCAAGAGGTATTGCAACATATGGTACGGGAAGTGACGGACCATCTTATGAAGTTACAGGGACAACGGATGTATCAATTGATTGTACCGCTTCAACATATTCAAACATATCTAAAAACCCATACTCTGAATTTGGAATTAATGTTACAGATTATGATGGTAATACATTCTTCTTTGAGACATCATTTAGTGAATCAGATTCTAAGTATCTTTCTAAAGTGTTTGGTTCTTCAAACTTTTCAAAACCAAGAACAACTGTTCCGTTATTTGTTGAGGAGAAATTCCAATCATTATTAAACTATGGTTATAATAAAGGGTATATTAGAGGTTTAAATTGTAATTTGGTATCGTTACCAAGAGCCGCTGGAGGAGATTCAAGTTCAATAGCTTATTACTTAGAAAGATACCAAACACCAGTTTCACCTTGGGTTGTTTCTGAGGTTAGAGGTAGTAAAGTATTTAATTTATTTAGATTTGCCACAATTTCCGATGGAAATGCCGCAAATACTGAGGTTAAAATATCTATTGCAAATATGTCTTTTGGTAATTTAACTTTTGATATCTTGGTTAGAGATTTCTACGATACTGATAATAATCCGGTAGTTATTGAGAAATTTACAAATTGTACTATGAACCCTAATGATAACTCATTTGTGGCTCAGAAAATTGGTACGACCGATGGTGAGTATGAGTTAAATTCAAAATACATAATGATAGAAATGAATGAAGATGCACCAGTTGATACATTACCATGTGGATTCCAAGGTTTTAAATTCAGACAATATGGTTCTTCAAAATCACCATTCCCAATTTACAAAACTAAATACGATTACCCTGGTGAAGTGGTATTTGACCCCCCATTTGGATTGAGTTCAGGTAGTAATGATGCTACATTAAGTCCGGGTGATAATGTTCGTAGAACTTACTTAGGTATTTCTACAGGAAACGGAGCTGGTTATGACGCTGATTTCTTCCAATATAAAGGAAAACAAAAACCATTAAATTTATGTATAGATAGTGATGCTGCTGAGTGGTTAACATTAACAAAAGGTTTCCATATGGATAAAAACGCGAGTGGTATTACAGTTTCAAATGTGTATACGACAAGTGGAACACCTGCTTACTACGTTGGTGATGCAACGTTTACATCTGACCCTACAAGTGAAACAAGTCCTTATTATAGAATATACTCACGTAAATTCTCATTATTAGTACAAGGTGGGTTTGACGGTTGGGACATCTATAGAGAATCAAGAACTAATACCGATACCTTTAAATTAGGTAGAACAGGGTTTTTAAATGGTTATTGTTCAGATATTAAATATCCTACAGCTACAGGTTGGGGTGCATTTAAACAAATTACTGTTGGAAACAACACTGTTGATTATGGTAATTCTGATTATTACGCTTATTTATTAGGACAACAAACATTCTCAAATCCTGAGGCAGTAAATATTAACTTATTTGTTACACCGGGTATTGATTATGTTAATAACTCTGATTTAGTTGAAGATGCTATTGAAATGATTGAATTTAACAGAGCGGATTCGTTGTATATTTGTACAACACCGGATAGTGATTTATTCATACCAAGTCCAGACCCAACCGCGTTAATATACCCTCAAGAGGTAGTTAACGATTTAGAAACAACAGGTATTGATTCAAACTATACCGCAACTTACTACCCTTGGGTATTAACTAGAGATAGTGTTAATAACACACAAATCTATTTACCACCTACGGCTGAAGTTACAAGAAACTTAGCTTTAACCGACAACATTGCTTTCCCTTGGTTTGCAGCGGCAGGTTATACAAGAGGTATTGTAAATTCAATCAAAGCGAGAAAGAAATTAACTCAAGAAGATAGAGACACCCTTTACCAAGGACGTATTAATCCAATTGCTACTTTCTCTGATGTTGGTACTGTAATTTGGGGTAATAAAACTCTACAAGTAGCTCAATCAGCTCTTGATAGAATAAATGTTAGAAGATTATTACTTCAAGCTCGTAAATTGATTTCAGCTGTATCTGTAAGGTTATTGTTTGAACAAAACGACCAAAAAGTAAGACAAGATTTCTTAGACGCGGTTAACCCTATCTTGGACGCTATTAGAAGAGACAGAGGTTTATATGATTTCCGAGTTACTGTATCGTCAGACACAGCTGATTTAGATAGAAATCAAATGACAGGTAAGATTTACATCAAACCAACTAAGTCATTAGAATTTATTGATATCACATTCTATATCACACCAACAGGTGCGTCGTTTGAGAATATATAATAAATTTTAAACACTATTTTTAAAACCCTCATTAATTAATTTTAGTGGGGGTTTGTTTTTTTCAATAATTTAATTATATTTATATGTATAGAGGAACTCGTTAATTTAATTAATATTTTACCAATGAAGATAGAATTAATATGTAAATGTTGTAATGAATCATTTATGACAGATTATAAACACAGAGATAAACAATTTTGTAATAGAGATTGTTATTTTAAATACGCTAGAAATGTTAAATTATTAGGGAAAACAAAAGACGAATCAGTTAGAGAAACACGAAAATGTTTACAGTGTGATAAAGAATTTACTGAAAGAATAAAACATAAAAAAACAATATGTTCAAATGAATGTAGATTACTATGGAATCAAAACTCAATTAATAAAGAGAATAGGTTATTGAAAGGTAAGGAATCTCTACAAAAAAAATACGGGGTAGACACGTTCTTCAATACCGAAAATTTTAAATCTAACTATACAAATATTTTTAAAGATAAGTACGGTGTTAATCACCCTATGTTAGTACCTGAGTTTGTTAAAAAACTACAAAAAAAACTCAAAGACAAACATTTAGTATCTTTACTACCTAAATTAAAAGAAAATAACCTTCAATTAAATGAGGAGTATTCTGTTAACAAAATGGGTAACAGTTCAAAACCATATGAATTTAAATGTTTAAAATGTAATAACGTTTTCACAAGTACCGTGTTAGGTTCGGGTAAAATCCCAATTTGTAGAAAATGTTACCCAATTATTAAAAATTCAAAATTAGAGGAAATTATACGTGATTTTATCAACTTAAACAATATTAAACATATTGACAATGATAGAAC